TTAGATCACACTTCTGGATTGGTAATTACAGATATTGCAAACAGTACAGAAGAAAGGGCGCATGTAGCTGGATTTGCCAATCAAACGCGACTGTCAGGGCAGACTGTACAAGTTTTAGTTGCAGGAATATTGCCGACGACAGGGTTGAGCCCTGGCAGCCACTATTACCTTTCTGACACTACCTTTGGTTTAATCACAACGACACCCCCCAGTGGAGCAAGCAAATATGTTACTTACGTAGGAGAAGCAGTAACAACTACTAAATTATCCATTCAACTTACCCCCCCAATTAAACTAAGTTAATCATGGCAACCAGAAAATCTCTTGCCTTGGTCAGCGGCCTGTTCCAAGAAGTTAATACACCGACAGATAAGCTAGATTTTGCTGGCGACACAACAACTGACCTTACTGAAGGCACTAACCTTTACTATACAAATGCTCGGGTATTTGGCGCCCTATCGGTAAGCAACAGCGGCACAGGGTACGGTTCACTGGCGTACAGCACAGTAACAGGAGCTTTTACCTATACCGTTGTCACTGACGCAAATATCCGGGGCAGCTTAAGCGTTGCGTCTGGCTCAGGCTTAACGTACAGCAGCGGGACAGGGCAGTTTGGTACCAGCTCAATACCAAATTCTCAACTTGCTTTTAGTTCCGTTACATTTGGCAGCACTACGGTTTCATTGGGAGGAACTTCTAGTACCATTGCAGGTCTTACGAGTCTTACCGCTACAACAGTAACTGGCAGCACTAACGTTATTTCCGGTGCAGCAGGAGCTGCAAACAGCATTACCCTGGGCAGCACTGGTATTATCTTTGAAGGCGCAACTGCTGACGCCAACAAAACTACTGTCAATGCTACAGATCCTACCGGCACACGGTCGATTACTTTCCCGGATGCAAGTGGCACCCTTGCACTACTTAACTCAATCTCTGTTGTTAATAGCGGTACAGGTTTTGGCAGTCTTAGTTACAATAGTGGCACTGGAGCAATCACTTATAGTGTTGTTACAGCGGCAAACGTACGAGGAACTCTCTCCGCTTCTACAACAGGTACGGGTTATGGTGCGCTTACTTACAGCAGTGCGACTGGCAATTACGATTTTGCTGTTGTTACTGATGCCAATATTCGTGGAAGTCTCAGCGTCGCTGTAGCCTCAGGCTTAACATATAACTCCGGCACAGGCGTTTTTGGCACAAGCGCAATACCTAATAGCCAACTAGCAAACTCCAGCGTGCAGATCGGCAGTACGTCGGTTGCGCTTGGCGCCAGTACCAGTACCGTTGCAGGGCTTACCTCCCTGACAGCAACCACCCTGTATGGTGGTGTCTTTGGTGCAGCCAACTCGCTGTATCTTGACGGCACTGCAAGCGCCTTGGTGTTCCAAGGCACTACTGCTACTGTAAACACTACAAAAGTTGTAGTTACCAACCCAACTGCAAATCGTACTGTAACGCTTCAAGATGCCACAGGTACCGTTGCGTTAAGTGCAAACAACTTATCGTTCTTTGCTTCTACAACTTCTGCCCAACTGGCGGGCGTTCTTAGCGATGAAACAGGTTCAGGATCTGCAGTCTTTGCTACATCGCCTTCGCTAACGACACCTTCTCTTGGCGTAGCATCTGCAACAAGTGTTAATAAAGTTACGATTACAGCACCTGCAACAGGTTCAACGTTAACTATTGTTGACGGTAAAACTTTGACGGCGTCCAACACGCTTGCGTTTGCTGGTACTGATGGGTCAACTATTACCTTTGGTGTTGGTGGAACGGTTGCTTACTTAGGGGCGAATAATGCTTTTACTGGCGCCAACACATTTACAAATGCAACAGGCCAAACATTTAGGCAGACTTCAACTCAAGACGGAATCATTCTTAATGGACGGGCAGGTGGAAGTAGCAGTTTTACTTCTACACTGACGCCAGAGACTTTAACTGCAAATCGTACTTTGACATTACCAGATGAAACAGCAACATTGGCATCGCAAGATTTTGCTACTGCAATTGCAATTGCGTTAGGATAGTATTATGTCAACACAAGTACAATTTCGCAGAGGTACTTCTGCTGAAACAGCAGCGTTTACCGGCGCTGTTGGTGAGGTTACTGTCAACACTACGTTAAATACGTGTGTTGTTCATGACGCATCAACGATCGGCGGGTACCCGTTGTTGCGCGCTGATTGTGTAAACTCAAGTCTCTCCCCAGGTTCTTTATCTAGCTGCGCTTTAAAATTTGCTAATAGTGCTAACACAGGGATCATTAGCCCAGGCATCGGGCAAATTGCACTGGTTGCCAACGGCGTTGCAGGTCTTACAATAGATTCATCTGGTTCTATTACTATTCCAGGTAACGTGTTAATCTCTGGTGGTTTAACTGTGTCTGGTTCTTTTGAGTCCACTGACAACCTCGCCCTTATCGTTGCTCTAGGCTGACATGGCAAATACATTCACAAAAAGCACCAAGTCCAGCCTTTCAACTGCTGATGTAACTTCTAGTTCAGCAACTAACGTTGTTACTGCAGGAGGAACGGCTACGCTGATCATCCTTAGCGTTCTGGTTTCAAATAAAACAGGCAGTAGCGCAAATGGAAACATTTACTTGCTTCCCAACACAGGTGATGCCGCATTTTTAATTAAAAATGCACCGATCCCTGCAGGTTCTTCCCTGGAGATGATCTCGGGTAGCAAAGTAATCATGACAGCAAACGACGTTCTCAGGGCAAGTTCAGATACCTCAAGCGCATTAGATATCACAGTTAGCTATCTACAGCAGACCTGATGGCACTCACTAAGATTGATGCTGACGGCCTAAACAGCAACGTCTTTAATGTTGTTGGGCCTTTCCGTAACCGTTTTATTAACGGCGGCATGACAATTGCACAACGTGCAACTTCCGCTACGGTGACTGCTGGTACTACGGTTCCAACCGCGAGTACCGGTTACCCTTCCGTTGATCGTTGGTATGTCTACTCCACAGGTGCAAACGTTACAGCCGCGCAAGTTGCCGGTTCTGGTGCGGTTAAAAACCGCTTGCAGATCACAGGTGCGGCTTCTGTTACAGCTGTTGGCGTTGGCCAACGTATCGAAGTCGCTAACTCTTACGATCTTGCTGGGAGTAATGCTACTCTCGGCGTTGACCTCGCCAACTCCCTTCTAACAACGGTAACCTGGACCGCCTATTACGCCACTACAGCAGATACGTTTGGTACGGTTGGAACTCCGACTAAAACGCAAATTGCAACTGGCACGTTCACAGTTACCAGCTCGGTAACGCGTTACACAGCTAACATTGCTATCCCAGCCGCCGCCACGACTGGTGTTGAGGTTGTCTTCACTGTCGGTGCGCAGATCAGCGGTACGTGGACGATTGGTAATGTTCAACTGGAGTTAGGTTTGGTTAGCAGTACGTTTGAAAGCAGGTCGTTTGGGGCGGAGTTGGCGCTTTGTCAGAGGTATTTCATAAAACTTGCGTCTGCATTCGGGCAAAGCATTAGCAATAATACGTCAACCGGCGCTGCAATTGTATTAAAGGCAACTATGAGAGCGCAGCCAACTCTTGATGGCGGTTCTTCTTTTGCTGTTTCCTCTGGTAGCGCAGGTTCCCCAATTTTATACGCAGGATATGGCGCAGGAACCGATGGCAACACAGCTTATGTGTACAACAACAGTGCAAACTGGAGCACTGGAGTAGCAGTATCATTCACTGGAGGTTTCAGCGCAGAGCTGTGAAAACCATGACGCAAACCATGACTAACGCCATGTATCAACTCACCACCGGCACCAGCATCCTCCGCCTCTCTGATGGCGCATCGATCCCTGCGGATGAATCCAATAGCGATTACACCATTTACCTCCAGTGGTTAGAAGACGGCAATATTCCCCTCCCTAACCCTGACGTACAGCCTTACACCTGGGAGCAAGCCCTATTAAAGCGTAATGCTGCACTAACGGCATCAGATTGGACAATGCTCCCTGATTGCACCGTAGATCAACGTGCGTGGGCTGTGTATCGTCAAATCTTGCGTGATATTCCCCAAACGTTTGCAGGTTTAGATCCCCAAGAGATTATTTGGCCTGTAGAACCCTCAACCCAAGGCCCTAATACAGATCCAGCAGAGGAAGAAGCAGAACAACCAGTAGAAACACCCGCCAATGTTTTGGCAGAACAGCAGGCCGCAGCAGCACAAGTAGTTGTGACAGTTGACAAAGTGTCCCCCGTTACTGTAGAGGAGTTAACAATCGCCCCAGAGCCTGCGGAAGCTACAATTGATACTACTGAGGTGGAGTAAAAATGCCATATTTAGGGAACAATTTAGGTGTAGCTTTTTCTAGCTACAAATTAATTGATAGCTTAACTGCTAGTTTTAACGGTACGACGACATCATTTGCGCTTACTGTTAACGGTGTTACACCTGTACCATTTCCTCTTAACGAACAGAACATCTTGATTTCTGTCGGTGGCGTACCGCAGAAACCGGACTCCACAGGTACTGAAGGTTTTAGGTTTTCGGGTAGCAATATTGTTTTTAGTTCTGCTCCCAAGACTGGTGAAGCT